TTCAATCATGCCATTCCACAAATCAATAGTGCCTTGTTTGAGGTTTTCCCAACCTTGTTTGACTCCGTTCACAATAGCCTTAGCAGAATCAATAATCCACTGTATAAATGAAGACCATGTGTCCTTGACCCATTGAACGGTTGCGTTCCATAAATCAACTGTACCTTGTTTGAAGGCATTCCAACCATTAACAATTCCGTCAACAATAGACTTAGCCATATTAACGACCCATGTTGTGAAAGCACTCCAAAGACTTTGGATTGTGTTTACAATTGTTGTCCAGATATTAACTACAGTTTGGAAAAATGAACTGTAAAATCCAACTACGATATTCACAAAAGTTTGGACTATTGTTTGAATCGCTGTTGCTAGTGTTTGCCAAAGCATCCCAAAATCTTCTTTGAATTGGTTAAAGTCCCCAGTGATTAAATCAATGATTAATAAAACAGGACCCATAACGACTGTCTTAATAATCTCCCAAGCTGAACTAAAGATAGTTTTAACTTGATCCCATAATCCACTAAAAAATTCAAGCATTGGCTGGAATATTGTTTTGATTGTTTCAACGAATGGAGCTAAGGTTGTTGTAACGCTATCCCAAGCGCTAGCTAAGCCGCTTGTCGTACCTTTCCAAAGATTAGCGAACCACTCCTTGATGCCATTCCAAGCGTTTTTCACACTATCAACGGCATCTTTTGCACCTTGTATTGTTCCATCCCAAAGTCCTTTAGCACCTTCTTTTGTGCTTTCCCATGTATCAGAGAACCATTTGGTAATGTCTCCCCATTTTTCTTTGATTGCTTCGCCTGCATCGGACGCAAATTTCTTCACATTTGCCCATACTTCTTTCCCGAATTTAGAAATTTTATCCCAATTTTTGTAAACTAAAATCCCTATCGCTATAACAGCCGCTATGGCAGCGATTATTCCTAAAACTGGTAAAGAAATAGCAGTAAAACCACTTCCTATGAGAGCAAGTCCAGAACGCAAGGCTAGAAAGCCAATCTTTACTCTTTGCATAACAAGAACAGCTTGCCCAAATATTACTAATAAAGGTCCAATTGCAGCCACTATCAGCCCAATTGTAACTATCATCTTTTGAACAGGCTCAGGAGCAGAAACAAATTTATTAACTAATCCTGAAACAGCATCAGCAACTTTCCTAACTGCTGGTGCTAAGATCTTTTGAACAACTATTGCGGCTGATTCAAATGCTCCCATCATTTGTTCTAACGATGAGTTCATATTGTCTTGCATAGTTTTAGCCATTTTGTCAGCTGCACCATCTGAATTTTTAAGAGAATTAGTTAGTTTTCCTAGCTTATCTGGCCCTTTATCAATTAATGCCATCATTCCAGACAATGATTCTTGCCCGTATAGTGTAACTAAAGCATTTTGTTGTTGTTCGGGCGTTAAACCTTTAAAGGCATTTTTTAACATACCGATTTGGTCTTTCAAAGGTTTCATTTTACCTTCTGAATCATAAAATGATAGACCAAGTTCATCCATTTTTGCTTGCATATCATCAGTCGGTTTTGCTAACCTAGAAAGCGCTCCACGAAGTGAAGTACCAGCCTGAGAACCTTTAATACCTGCATCTGACATGATACCAATTGCTGCAGCTGTCTCTTCAATAGAAATCCCCATAGAATTCGCAACAGGGGCAATATATTTCATTGCTTCACCCATATCGCCAACTTCAGCATTTGTGTCTGCGGCAGCTCTTGCAAAAACATCGGCCACATGGCCAGATTGACTAGCATCTAAATTGAATCCCCTTAAAGCAGCGGCAGCATTTTCAGATGCCAATCCAACATCACCGCCAGAAACAGCAGCTAAGTCGAGAAGCCCAGGCATTGCTTCCATGATTTCTTTTGTATTAAAGCCAGCAGATGCTAAATTTTCCATACCTGCGGCTGACTCTTTCGCACTAAATGCAGTTTTTGCCCCTAAATCAATTGCTTGTTGTCTAAGTTCATCAAAAGATGAACCTGTTGCACCAGAAATTGCTTTAACACGGCTCATTTGAGCTTCAAAGTCACCACCAACTTTTGCGGCTGCAACCCCAATTCCTATAACTGGAACTGTTACTGCTTTAGTCAACGTTTTACCTGCTGATGTAGCAACTTGCCCGACTGTAGACATCGTGCTATCAGTGTTTTTTTGGAAGTTTTGAACTTCTTTAGCAGCGTTTTTAAATGTACTAACAAAATTGTTATCAGTAGCCTTTAAATAGGCTTGTACACTAAAAGATTCCATATTTTTTCCTCCTTTCCTACTTATTTGCTTTTTTCATGAGGTCAATTAATTTGTTATCCTTTTTAAAAGCGTTGTTCTGAGAATCAATTCCTAAAATATCGTTTTCAAATTTTTCTTTATCAAAAAACTTCTTGAAGGATGAATAAATTGGAACTTGCTTTTTACCTTGTTGCTTCGTTGCTTGAACTTGCCAATTGGCCCATGCTTGTTCATAAATGAATTCTTCTTTGTCCAAAGTTCTTAACTTAAAGGCAATTAAACGGATTGAATATTCTCTAATTGTCATGCGTTCAAATACAGATAAGTCTTGAATGCCGAAACACCGTAAGAATCTAATCATCATTGATTCATAAGTGTCCTCCGAACTTTCAAACTTTTCGGCTATTTGGTCATTTTTGCTTTGATTAACTTTCCCGTATTGCTTTCAGTAATTTCTTTCAAAACATCATCAAATAATTTTTCAATATCTTCGCATTCATCAATAAAATCATCAATATCGCCTTGAGAAAGTTTAGGCGTTTCTGTTCGATTTGCTAAAAATAACACATTAGACAAAGTTGCAACGTTAGCCATCTCTAGTTCAGGGATGATTTTAACAGCAAGTGCTAGACCAAAAGAAACACCATTTTGTTCAATTACTAAATTTTTATCGAGTTCACGTACAAACTTAACTCCAAATTTAAAATGCACTTGTTTGCCTTTAATTGTTAATTCCATTTTTATTGCTCCTTAAAAAAATAAAAGAGAGACTAAGCTCTCTTTTAACTCGTTGTTTATTATTCAGTGTCCCCTACGGTCGCTTGACCGACTACGGGGTCACTAGGGTGTAGTCTCTTTTACTGTATCTTTGAAGACATACTGAACAACATCCGCTTGTTCAGCAGTAAGTGTGGCATAGCCCTTTTGAGGTTTACCAAAAACTCCAAATTCCATTTTTAGTTCAAGTGTATCTTCTGAATTAGGTTCATAAGAAAAACTTGTAAGATAAGCACGAAGATATTTTGCTTTGTACTTGCCAGTGTTTGCAGGGTCTGTTCCTTTTTCAGCTTTATCAATTTCCCACAATTCAATAATTTCGCCATTATCCATGGCATCATCCATTTCCTCAATGTTAGGATCACCATTCGCTACAATAGACGTTGCAGAAAATTTGTATTCAATTGCTGCAAGTGCGCCAATAGGCCCATCTTTTGTAGCTGTGGGTTTATAATCTCGAGTTTTTTCATTCGAGTGTTCAGTTTGGAAAGCGAGTTTCCACGCAGCTTCTTCTGTTGCTTTACTACGCAAACGATAGAGCAAGATAATATCTTTGCCCTGTTTTGCTGTTAATTCTGCCATTTTAAATCTCCTATCTTAATCTAAATTCTAAGTTAATCAACGCTCTTTTGAGCGGTGTACCTGTTGTTGTATCGTCCAACATTTGAATACTACTTGCTTGTAGATTCAAAGCCCAAGAATAGCCCTCTGTGGCATTTATATTCAATGCTTGATTAAATATATTGCTTGCCATTTTTGAAGCTAGTACACGGCCCGCTTTTTCTGCCTTATTCCAAACAGATAACGAAAGACTTACTGTCCCTTTGATATCTGTTTTATTTGGTTCATGAATTATCTGAATACTTTCCATTTCAACAAATGGATAGCCCACTTCATTCATTTGCTTATAATCATAAACGGTATAACCCAAAGCTTGTATTCGTTTGAACAATTCGTCAAAAATAGATTGGTCTCGAGTTTTAATCATTTGAGTAACCTTTCTAAATCTTTAATGAATGCGCCTTTTTGCTCATTATAAGCTGGTTTTACAAAAGGTTGAGCAGATTGAAAACGAGTTCCATATTCAACGTATGCGGAATAATCTGTGTGTGGCCCAGCTTGTCCGCTGAATCCACCCTCTGTCAACTCCATTTTTATGGATCGTTTCATATATCCAGTATCAACTGGAGCGAGTTTCTGCATATTCGCTGTCATATTTGAAGTGTTAGACTTTACAACTTGTTGAACATCCTTTAAAGATGCTGCTTTATCCAAATGCTTTACAAGCTGGTCAATCCCTTTTATGGATAAGCTAGATTTCATTGGCTTACCTCCTGCAAAATAAAAGTGTTTCTCTCACTTGGATTGCGATAGGTCGTTAAAGCCCACTTTTTATTATCAAATTCAATGTAATCATATTCTGGCATAGTAAACAGGGGCATCATTCGCATGACTTTTGCCCCTTGCTTAATATCTCCAAAAACTTTTACACTTCTGTCAGTTCCAATATCAGTGATATTTGCACTAAAAATATTTCTGGTAGGCTCTTTTTCAACCCATTCGCCTAAATCGGGGTCATAATGTGAGTCGGACGATGTTTTGATAAAAGTAACTTCATCTAAATATCTCAATACAATCTGAACCTCCCTATCTTCTTATCCCCCTCAGTTTCTTTTGATTTTCGCCATGATTCAATTTCATCGGCATACTCATCAAAATCAGATTCTGAAAAAGTCATGCTTAATCCTTCTTGTGAGTAGGACTGCATGCCTTCTTGTCCGATACGATTGAAACGCTTCAAGGAAACGTCCAAAACAACATATTCTAGTTCTGGCGGTACTTCTTTAAGGTCAGAACCAAGAATAAG